CTAAGATCACAGTCCCAAGTTTTGTGCATGAATTTGTCCTGTAACTGTTTGATAAAATTTACAGCTGAGTTACAAACTTCTGGATCTAATCTATTTTTATAAATTGATGTTTCTTTTATTTTTATAAGATTATTTTCTATCATTGAAAACGGATGTTACTGCTCCCGGCCCTTGACGATCGTTACCTATAAAATCTTTACAGGTTTTATACTTGGTTTTAAGATAAAAATAAGTGTCTGCATTAAGATTACTATTATCTAAAATTAATGTATTTTGATAATTAACTTGCTCAATTAAAACTTCTGCGATGTATAATCTATTGTTTGTCTCACGTGGGTGAATGTCAATTAAAATATAGTCTGCGTTTATTAGTGATTCAATGTCATTTTTATAAAACCCATGACTAAAAATTCTAAGTTCTACATTATGTAGATTATGTGAATTTATAATTTGTGCATAATAATCATCATCTTCATATGTTATTACTTTTTGAAATTTTTTACTAAAATATATAGTTGACTCACCAGAGCCAAATTCTATTAATTTTTTTTGTTTAGTGTCTTGATCTTCAAGCCAATCTACAAAACTAAATGTAAGTAAAGGTCTCATTCTTTAAATTTACCTGGAAAATTCATTGCTATAGAAATTCTTTCGTGATCTACATTACCACACGCTTTTACACCATGTGTTATATGGGAGGGAAAAAAAATAATATCTCCATCATTTGGTGAAAACTCAACAGTAGTCTCTACAATGGCGGGAACTAAATGTTTAAAATATATCGGAGTTTTATCGCAACAAGTTTTATGATAATAAACTGCAGACATGCCCGCTAGGCCATGTATGTGTTCGTCATTATAATGATTACCCTTATTAACATTCAACCAAAAATTACCGAAAGTAAAACTATATTCTAATTTTGTAAGACACGTTTGAGCAAACTGTATTAATTCTTGAAATCCAAATGTTATATCATGGCTTTGATATCCTCCTTGATTACTTGAAACTCTACCTTTATCAAAAAGTAAAATATGCTCTACGTGTTTATCTATAATATTTTTATCCCCCTCGTATTTAGTGACATAAGCAGACTCTTTAAATAATATTTTTTCAGTTAACATTTTTACTAAGTTCATTAATAATTTTTTCTATTGGCACGTATGGCCCTATTAAAGGAGTATCAGATATAAGATTTGTTTGCTCTTTATATCCAAAAGAATCAACACAACTCTGTGTGCGATATAAACAGACTCCCTTTTTAAAAGTTGGTTCATTAGACGCTATGTGCACCATACCGCCATCAACTGCCACAAATGTTTTTGCTTTCATAGCAATATAGAGCAATTCTTTTTTGTCATGTATATTTGGGTTTAAGCTATCAATATCTATGATTTTATATTTAGGAAAACTGTTTTGAATGGCATTTATCAAATCCTTACAATAATTATTAGACAAGTGTTTTGATGAACCTATCTCACTAACAAAGGGTTTTATCCTGTCAGATAGTGCAACAAAAATATAATCCTCATTAATAAAGTTAAAACTATTAAACTTATCTTTATCCACTGATAAATAAGGTAGAGAGGTTTTATCGACTCCAATAGACTCACAGTATGCCTCGACAATGTTAGTTTTAGATTTTAGGTGATTTTCGTTGTAATAATCTGCAACATAAATTTTATCAAAACTTTTGTAAAGATTTTCAAGATCAATATCTAAATAATCATAAGCTCCTCTAAACGCTTTTATTACATGGGGCTGATCCTCAAAGACTGAGGGTTGGCCTGTTTCAACAAAAACTTTTGTATTTAATTTTTCAGTGAGTTTTTTTAAGGCCCCTGATGCACAAAACACGTCTCCAAGGCCTACGCCAATTCTTATTTTATAAAGAATTTTATCCACATTAATTTTTTATTTTAGACCTATAGAATTTCTCTTATCGAATTTATACTCTTTATAGGGACCTTCTTGATCTACATAATGTAAAAAAACAGTCATATAATGATCGTGCTCACAATATTCTCTCCAATGTAATTTTTCTCTACCTTTGAAAATTATTGCGTTGTTAGCAATCATAGGAAATTTGTAGTCTATTCTTAATCTTTGGTATTCTTTTTTAGTATTATAATATTTATAATCTGATGTCTCATCCCTCTCCCCAATAAATATTTCATAGGGCTTATCTGCGGGATCTGAAGCCAAACAGAGAGCGACAGTGTATTCACAAGACTCTCTATCGGTATGAGTTTTTAAATCAGATCCTTTATCATAAATTCTAAAATAAGTATACGTAGGCCATAGTTTTTTGCCTACGTTTCGTTCTATGACAGGCGTGCTCAAATCCATCAAAACTTCCATTAGACTGTCTCCATGTTCACCAACAAAAGATTGAGTTTGAGTATCATTATTTAAAAATTGTGGATTTTGATATTTCAACAAACAATAACTGTGAACAACAGTTAAGGTTTCTTTTGGTAAAAATTCTTTTATAAAAATAGGTTCCATTATATTAACCAAGCCACGATAGCATATCTTGTTCCTTTGGTAACTTGATTTACTTGATGAGGAAACATAAAGTTAGAGGGAAAAACAATAGCATCACCTACATTTTGAGGGACCTGATAATTATTTTGATTTGGAAAATCAAATACAAACTCCCCACCACTAAACTCATTATTTAAACAAATAGATACAGAGATTTGTCTTTCACTGACTGAAAATCCCATGTCTGTGTGAAATTTATATCCGGCTTTGTACTGATTATGTTCATATTTTAAAAGTTCACAACTTGATATTTTTTTACAATGAAGATAGCTAAATTTTGTGGCGTATAAATCTTTACAATCAAAAATTTTTTTTAAAACATAATTTGAACAAATTTTTTCTCCAAAGGTATTAGTGTGTTGCATATTCCTTGCATCACAATTTCTAACTGATTTGTCTTTGCCACTCACAGTGCCTGGTTCATAAAGGCTATTATCGAAGTAAGATATTATCTTTTTACAAAAAGATTCAGGAATTATTTTTTTTATTTCTAAAATATAATCTTTCATCATTATTTATACACAGAAAACTTAGTAAGTAATACTGTGTGCAGCAAGATAATCTGTTCTCGCTGTGTCGGCGGCTGTGGTTGCAGATGTTACTGCAGCTGAATCATCTTCAGCTCCTGCATCTGAGTGACTCGAATACGTAGAGTCAAAAGTTGTTTGCCAGGTGTTCTGAGCTTCTGCTCTTATAACAACATTTGTTGCCCACTGAGGAAAAGAGGATATGGACTCATTGTCTCTTGTGTCTGTAAACTCAATATGTCCAGTGTTCGTTGTAGCATCCCATTGTAAAGCGTGAATATTAGAATCAATCTCTGTATGAGATCTTATATTAAGTTGAATATTGTCATCTAAATATACGTCGGACTCAGTGTTTCCAGTGCCTTTTGCTGGTCCATCACCTGTAAGGGGGCCTGCAGCATCAAAAATTATTGTGATTCTACTTTGAACTGTTGTGTTGTTTACGGTTGTTGCCATTTTTTTTCACCTTTTTAGTCGTTGCCTTTTTAGGCTTGTTCTTAACTTTTACCTTATTATTACTTAATTGTCTAATAGTTTCATCTTCAATTTCAGGAACCTTTTGATTGATAGCATCTTGGTGTGCATGAATCATTTCAAATATTGAACTAGCAGTATTAATAGCTTTTTTTGGGTTTCCACTATGAGCTAGAACCTTTGTCATGACATTGTTAGACTTAACCATTTCATTTCTGAATGATTCTGTCGCTGCTTGAACCCCCATTGTATTTCTTGAGTTTTCCACTAAAAGAAGGGGTAGCCATGCTATGGAACAACCCCATTCATGTACGTCAATCCCTGTTTGAGGGTGCTTACCTTGTAGCATGTTAAACCAAATGCAACGATGTTTTATACACTTCTTTTTAAGTAAAGGGCACGTCCCATCGGGATCAAATATTGGCATTATTTTGTTCCTCCATAAAACAATTTATTGTAACTCTTGAACTAGAGTTGTCAGGGTAAATAGCTTGAAGACAAGAATGAAGATGGTTAGAGGGGAATAGAATAGCTCTGTTTTCTACAAAACCGACACTGACTGAAAGTTCGTTATTATTGTAAAAACCTGTCCCGTTTTGCACACCCTCTAAACCGCTAATATATATTAAACAATTAGTGTCATGCCCATCTGTATCTTGATGAGGATTCATTCTTTCATCCTTTCTCTCATGTAAACACATCCAATTAATTTTAAATTTTTTTTCAAAAGTGGCTTCTATATTATTTTTAATTATTTCATAAACATCTTTGTGAAAGATACCAAAATCATCGCTTCTATTACCCTGCCAATGAATTTTTTTGTTAGTTTTTCTCTCCCAATCTTTGTCACTATAGACAGGTATTTTTTGTAGAATTTTCTTTATTTCATTGAGATCTGAAAAAAAATTATCTTTTATAAATATCACTAATCTTTAGCGGCTACAATTACATTTGCATGTTTAACATCCATAGCTGGAACTGCAAAAGAAGCCGATGGTGCACTTGCGCTCGATAAACTACCAGTAAATGGGTGAGTGTGTGAACCGCCACCTCCAACTAATGGGAAAGATGCAGGTGGGAAAAATGGTGGATTAAAAGCCTCTGCTCTTCTTCCAACAGTTATTTGTCCCCAGTTAATACCTGATTGAGGTGCAGGGTTTTGCCCCTCTGGTGAAAATGCAGATATAGTATGTTGGTGACTTGAAAGTTGTGGTGTTGTTAAGGTATGTGCACCTACACTTCCTGATAGAGATCCTGATACAGGTAAATCTTTTGTCTCTGTAGCCTTAGAACCACTAAATACTGTTTGAAATGTATCTGAACCACCAGTGCCTCCGCCTGTGCCAACAACAACACGTATCGCAGCGTTACCTAACGCAGCAGTTGTATCTTGTGTCCAACCCGTTGGTGCGGATGCTTGATAAAAAAGTTGTTTTGTTCCTGAAGGAAAGGCCTCTATGCCTGTTAAGTTTGCACCACTACCTACAAATGTTGTAGCGGACACAGCACCATTTGTTCGAAGAACAATGTTACCACCACCTGCAGTTACATCTGCTTTAAAGTTAGTGGTGCCTAATAAAGAAGTTGATACTTCAACATTAAAGTTTGAAGAACCATCACAGTAAACTCTTGAGTATGCCCCCTGAGTTATTAAAGCACCATTAGCTGTATGCCCTGTGGCTGCGATAGTCAATGTTTGAGAACCTGTTGTATTGTTAAAAAATAAATATTCACTTTCAACCGCTGGTATAAATACAACTATATCGCCTGTTAATGCACCAGTAAGCTCAATAACTTTGTTTGAAGACTCAGCGGTATCAGAGGCATTAGCTGTGGTCAAAGTAATATTTGAAGATCCCGCCACAGACTTAGATAAATATCCTGCCGCAAAGGCATCTAAAACTTCTAAATTATTATTGGTGTTTGTACCCCATGTATTGGCGTTAGCGCCGGTAGCCATGAGTTCTAGTTTGAGTCTATCTGAATATGTGCTTGCCATGTTTAAACCTCTCTAAAATATATCTTTTTTTGTTATTCAAGCAACACTTTTTATGCTGCATTTACCTCTGTCCAAGTGTTACTTGCCCCTGTTACTACATTAGCCCAAGGAGTGCTAAATGGATCTCCTAGAGCAGTTGCCATACTTACACCAGTGACATCTACTATTGCTCCTCCTGTGGCTGTTTCTGTGCCCTCTGCAAAAGTTAAAGCTACTGTAGATACAGAAACTATAACACCTGTACCTACCTCTACTGTTTCTGTGCCTAATGCAAAACTACTAGATAAACTACCTAGCGTTACTAATGCGTCGGCTTCTGCAACTGCAGTTCCAAGTGATGTAGTAGCAGAAACGCCCACAGGATCTACCTGTGTGAAAATATCAATGGTTACTGCACCTATGCTAAAATCAAGTTGATCTGAAGGAGCTACAACTCCAATATTACCTTCACCAGTAATACCTGATGCACCTGATAATGCTGCTCCTATGGTTAAACTACCTAAAGTTTCTACTGCGGTGCCTGTTTGTGATGTTGTGCCTAAAGCACTTGTCATGCTTAGGCCTGTGGCAGATACAATTACACCCGTACCTACTTCTTGTGTGGTCGTGCCAAGGGACGTTGACATTGCAACGCCTGTTACACTAACTTCTTGAGTTATGTTTTCATTCCATGCAAAAGAACCCCAAGTGTTTCTGCCCCATCCTGCATCTACAGTTCCTGATCCTGTTTCATCACCAACTGCAAAAGAAACTGATAAGCTGCCTAAAACAACTCCTGCTCCTTCTTCAATTGCTAATGCACCAGATAATTGAGTTTCAAAAGAAACACCAGTGGGTGATACCACATGTTCTGGTTCAGCAGTTGGTGTACCTAAAGTTGATGTAAGTGTGACTGGAGAGGGAGGTACGGAAACATCAGCGGTTGCCGATACTGTACCTAATGCTGTAGTTGAAGAAACACCTGTAAGGGTTACAGTAACAGAACTCTGTTGTCCCCAAAAGCCTTGCCCCCACGTGCCCTCATTCCAAGCATCTGCCATGGTGATGACCTCCTATATTAAGATAATCTTAATATAGCACTTGAAGCATCGTTAGTTGGAAATGCGATTGTAAATGTACCGTTT